TATACTTTATAAAACATATAGAAGCAAGAAATACAAATAAAATAAATAAAGCACAAGAAAGAAAAAGAAAAGCTTCAGAAAATAAAGCTAAAGCTGGTGCAAAACCAGGAATCAACGTACAAAGCTAATGGCAAAAAATGATATAAAAATTAAGATTAATGTAGACGGTAAAGACATTGAACTTACAAAAAAGCAGGCAGATAAACTAGGTAAAAGTCTAGATAAAACAGGTACTTCTGCGCATTCTGCAGACAGACGATTAAAAGGTGCTGCTCAGGCATCTTCAAACACAACCAAAAACTTTTCAAAGATGGCTCAGGGCATCACAGGTGGACTTGTGCCCGCATATGCTACCCTTGCCGCTAATATATTTGCTATTGGAGCAGCTTTTAGATTTTTACAAAGTGCTGCAGATTATCGTATACTTATCCAAGGACAACAAGAATATGCAAACTTAACAGGAGAGTCTTTGAAACTCATGACTTCAAGACTTCAAGCAGCAACAGGAGCTCAGTTAGCATTTGCAGAAGCTGCTCAATCAGTTGCTATAGCAAGAGCAGCAGGGTTAAGTAGTGATCAAATTACTCGATTAGGTGTTGTGGCACGAACAGCATCTATTGCATTAGGACGAGATTTAACAGATTCCTTAAATCGTTTAATTCGAGGTACTACAAAAGCAGAACCAGAACTTTTAGATGAATTAGGTATTATACTTCGATTAGAAACTGCGGCGGAAAATTATGGATTAAAAATAGGAAAACTAGGTAAAGACTTAAGTATCTTTGAAAAATCCCAAGCAGTTGTAAATGAAGTTCTTGAACAAGGTGAAACTAAATTTGGAAGTTTTAATACAGAACTAAACGAATTTTCAAAACTTGCAAAATCTTTTGATGATTTACTAAATAAAATAAAAATTAGTTTAACTGGAGTTGCAGAATTTATGGCAAAAGCTTTTACTCAAAATACAGCAGCTTTAGCAGGAGCAGGTGCTTTACTTACTACTGGTATTGTAAGTGCCATAACTCCTCAAGCTCCTCAATTTGATGCAGGTGCAGCTGCAGATTCTGCTCGAGAAAGACTCGGAGGTTTTTATACTGGTAAGCGAGATATAAGTAATTTAGACTCAAAAGGTCTAGACGCAATGACAAGAGATATAAAAAGAGCATATAAAAATAGATCAAGTACAGTTATAAAATTTAATCAATTATCAAGAAATGAGGCATTGCGTACAATTGATATTATTCGTATTAACACTTTAAGAGCAGAAGCGGAAAAAGCAAATATATTTAAAAGAACAATTTTAAATATGAGAGCCGAATACGCAACCTTGAGACAAACTCATGGAAGAACAATGGCATTTATGACTACAACAGCAAGAGCAGCCGGTCGAGCAATGTCAACAGCACTTAGATTTGCAGGATACGTAGGAGTAATACTAAGTTTAGGTGGAGTTTTAAAACAACTATACGATACTTATATAGCAGGAGACGATCCCACAGCAAAGTTTCAAGATCGACAAAAACAAACATTAGAGTTATTAAAAGAGCAGAATATAGAGATTGCACGAATTCAAGGTAATATTGTTGAAACAACTACATTAATGGATCGATTTGCTCAAAAAGCAAAACTATTTGCTAGTTTTAGTTTTATGGGGGTAGGTACTAATTTTGGAGACAGAGAAGATCCCAAAAGTTATGGTAGTTTTCAAAAACTTTCTAGATTAACAGACCCCCAAAAAGAAACCGTAACAGAAACAAAAACTTCTTTAGAAAAAATGCTCGAAGAATTAAATCCAGGGGAGCAATTCGACGAAGTACAGGGAATAATTGATAGCTTAGACAAAGCTTTAGTACAAAGCGGCTCACATGTAGGTATAACTACTGAACAGTTTGCAGCACTTACTAAAACACTAAAAGACCTTGAAAAAAATGGAACAGGTGCTTTAAAATCTATGGAAAAATTCGGTAGCATTGCAAACACCTTAAATAACTCTAGTTTAGAATATAATAAAAGTTTAGCAAGACTCCGACCACAACAGTCTCAAATGACAGTAGGTACAAAAAATATGGGATTATATGGCTCTGCTTTATTTGATTCCGGGGTAAAACTTGCTGAAGGCGATCTAAAAATTGTAAAAGAATTTGAAAAAGGAATCCCAGATACAATTAAAACTCAACTTGTACAGATGATCGGAAAGGCAGCATTTGATACAATAATGAAAAACACAAAAACTGATGGGACAGGTCCTAATGCTTTAGTTATTGCACAAATTAAAGCTTTAGGTACTGCTGCCATTGCAGAAGCCGAAAAACTAGAAAAAGTAGAAATTCGACTTCTTACAGAGAAAGATAGATTACAACAAGAATTTAATAGAAATAATAGTAGAGAAGCAGCAGGGTTAAAAAAACGCCGAGAAACAATGATGAAAATAAAACAGATCGAAGAAGATATTTTCAAAATAGAAGAAGAGAGACGAATGCGTAAACAGTCAGGTGCAGGACCCCTTAAAGGAGTAGATGCAGCTGTAGAACAAAATAACATGAACAAGTTAAAAGACAAATTATTCATAGCAAAAGAAGAAATTAATCTATTAGCACAAGTAGAAAAAACTTTTAGAGATTCATTTGAAACAGGAATGACAACAGCAATTCAGGGATTAATTGAAGGCACAACAAATCTAAAAGATGCTTTCTTAAATATGACAAAATCAATACTATCAGCAATGGCTCAAGTACTTGCTCAACAAGCAGCAATCGCAATCATGGGATCTATTCCTTTCTTTCCAAGTGGAGGGCTTGGAGGTAGAGATGGTGGAATAATGAAAGCCCCCGGCTATCGTTCCTTCGCCACGGGTGGAGTAGCAGATGGACCTAACTCAGGATATACTGCAACTCTTCACGGAACAGAGGCAGTTGTCCCACTTCCAAATGGAAGAAGCATACCAGTAGAAATGTCTGGAGGAACAGGCGTAAACAATATTAGTGTAAATGTAAATATGACAACAGGAGAAACTTCTTCAACAGGCGGAGGAGAAGAAGCGTACGCACTAGGAAGAGCAATTTCAACTGCAGTATCAAATGAAATTGCAAAACAACAACGACCAGGCGGCTCATTGAGCCCTTATTAATAAATCATGGCATTTGGAATATATAGATCAGACAATGGAAATATAGCAGGATTTTCTGCGCCCGTACAACCTGACAAAGGATTTGGAAGAGTAAGCACAGCAAGAGTACTATTAGCAAATTTTGGAGATGGATATGAGCAACGATTAGCGGATGGAATCAACATATTAGACCAAACTATGACTTTGTCTTTTACTACACGACCAAAAGAAGAGATAGATAATCTTGTAGCATTTTTTGAAAGCCTTGGAGGAGTAAGCAGATTTAAATTTAATTTAGAAGATAGTAACGAAAGTTCTGATACAGAAACAATTTTTTGTATTTGTCCAAGCTGGAATCAAACCTGGGCATATGATAATTTCTATACTTTAACAGCAACTTTTAGAAGAGTCTACGAATCATGACACTAGTAAGTGATTTCCAAAAACAATCGCCAGGTTCCGAACTTGTTGAACTTTTTGAAATAGAAAAACCAGATGGAACTTTTGCATATTTTACACGAGGAGAGGACTCTGATGGTTCCTCTTTACAACTATACGACTATAATTCACCTACCACACTAAGAACATATGCTCCTTGTCCTATTACAATGGATGGTTTTGATATTAAAGCTACAGGAGCAATCGCAAGACCTGTTTTCAATGTAGCAATTGTTGACAACACATTTTCTACAGCGATAGGAACAACAAATTATGATGCCTTATTAGGTAAAAAAGTTATAAGAAGATTAACACTAAAAAGGTATTTACAAGGAGAAGCTTCTGACCCAGGTTCAGGAAATACTCCAGTTGAATTTACACGACAAGTTTGGACAATATCAAAAATAAATGCAAGAGATGCAGTAACACTTTCATACGAATTAACTGCCCCTTTTGATTTACAAGGTGTAAAGATTCCAGCAAGAGAAATTATATCTAATGCATGTCCTTGGGAGTACACTGGAGCAAGTCCAGACTTAGCCGAATATGAAAAATGCGGTGGATGTAGTTGGCATAGAGAAAGTAAGTTTACACGTCAGAACTACTCCACCTCTGGAGCAGCAGTAAATGGTGTACAACATACAGTATACGTTACATTAGATGACGAGTATATAGTTCCTGCAAGTGGAAGTTTTACAAACTATACAGCAGCTGGAGGAAGTACAAGTTTTGCAGTAAGTGATTATATAAGCACATCAGGAACAGCAGTCAAAGTAAATACTGATGGCTCTTTTACAAGTGCAAGTATAACAGAATATTGGATAGTAAATGTAGCAGGAACAAAAACATCACTTGGTACTCCTTCTGATTCAAATGCAAAATTTGATAGAGTGAGAGTGCATCAAGGAGCATACTCAAATAGTACAACTTATAATGCTTACACAGACGATAAATTAAATGATATTGTTACTTATACAAGTGGTGGAAAAACTTATGCTTGGAAAACAAAAGTTACTCATTCGGGAAATACACCAGGATTTAATAATTTTTGGAGAAGAGCAGATGAGTGTGGAAAATCATTAACTTCTTGTGGAAAACGCTTTGGTTTTTCACCTGTAGATATTACTTCAACAACTTCAAGAGCAAAAGCAGAAATAAATACTACAGTAACATTACCATTTGGAGCTTTTCCAGGCTCAAAGAACTTTAAGTGAAATTTCTCGATGAAATATTTGCTCAGGCAGCTGCCGAGGCACCTCGTGAAATGTGTGGACTTATTGTTGAGCAAAATAACGAAGAAAAATATATTCCTTGTGAGAATATATCCACAGAAGAAAATCAATTTGAAATTGACGCAAAAGTTTTAGGCAAGTATCAGTTAATTTCTAAAATAAAATATATAGTCCATAGTCACTATATGCAAGATTGTCATCCAAGCAAGCTTGATAAAGACTCGGCAAAAGCATTACAGATACCATATTTAATTGTATCATACCCAGATAAAGGAGTAGAAATATATGACCCACGTTAAGTTAATGGGAGAACTCGGAGAAAAGTTTGGAACGGACTGGCATATGGCTACGTCTAGCTTTCGTGATATATTTAAACTTATTGATTGTCAAACAGAAGGATTCAAACAATATATAGTAGAGAGCGCAGAAAAAGGGATTGATTTTGATATACTAAATGGAGATGATTTCTTAGAAGATGGCTATTCATTTTTATTAGAAAGTCCAAAAGACTTAGTAATTATAACTCCAAAAGCTGCAGGAGCTGGAAGCTTTAGCGATGCACTAAAAATAATTGTAGGAGCAGTATTAATATGGTACGGAGCGGGATGGATAGCAAACCAACCCTGGGCTCAGGCAACAGTCGAAGTTTTAATGCCACAAGGTGGCTATATAACATTACCGACAGGTGAATTAACAACAGCAGCGACAGTAGCGCAGTGGGGAATATCAACACTTGGTGTGGGGCTTGCAATGTCAGGTGTTGTCGGATATATGACACCCGAAAGTCCTTCAGAAGCAGGAGATAGTTATCTCTTTGACGGACCTCAAAACAATACAAAACAAGGAATACCAGTGCCTTTACTCTATGGAGAACTCATAGTAGGCGGAGCACTTACAAATATCGGCTTTATAGACTATAAAATAAGTTATCAACAAACAGGGTATACAATTATTTCTCCAGATTCAAGTTCACCTAATGGTTCATATGGGGATTCAGGACAGAGTGCAGGTGGACACAATAGAGCAGGTGGGGGCGGAAATGGAGCGTCAGGACAAAGTAAATGAAGAATATAGGTAGATTTTATGATTTAACAAATGGTGGGCAGGCTCAGGGAGCCGGGTCAAGTTCATCTATAGTAAATAGTCCAAACGAGTATCAAACAGCAGTTGTCTATGATCTTATATCAGAGGGTCCAATTCAAGGACTTGTAAATGGCACTGACTCTATTTATCTCGACCAAACTGCAGCAACCATTGGATCTACAGGGGTTAAACATAATATTGCAGAAAGTTTAAATGCTTCTTTTACAGCTAGCACACTAACTATTGTAGATAATGTAGGAACTATGTTTAGTGGATTATCAGTAAATGATGGAGACAGATATATAAATATAGCGGGAGCAAAGAAAGCTATTTCAAGTGGACTAAGTATGACTGCAGGAAGTAATATTGTAACTGCAAGTTCAAGTTTCTTTAACTCGAATGATGTTTACATACCGGGAACTGTTGATGGAATGAAACAATTCGTAACAGTAAGCGGAGCAGGAGTAAATGGCGGAGTTCTTCGATCAGAAATAATTGCTTTTACTTCAGCAACTTCTGTGCAACTAGCTTTACCTGCTTCAACCACAGTATCAAATGTAGACGGAACAGTCGATAAAGTAGGAAAAATAGATTCAATTACAAATTCAACAACAGCAGTCATATCAAATATATCAGCACAAGGAACAGATGTAAGGGATGTTTCAAATGTTACTGCGTTTACAACTACTCCAAAAAGAAATATTTCAGATACTCCTATTTATAATCATGGAGCATTTCAATATGCTTTTATGAATGGATATAGAGATCAACCCCTTCTTCAAAATTTTCCAGGAGTCGGTAGTGCTTCAATAGTTCACTCTGCAAATACAGAAATTCAGCAAACAGATTTATCATCCATAACAGGAAGTCAAAGTAATGTAACAAGTGGTGGATATACAACAGCTTCTGGTAATGCAACTGCATCTCCTACTACAATCTCTGCTAGTACAATGGGTATTAATAATCAGCCCGAAATAGACAAACTTAAATTAACTTTTAAATTTCCCACGATGCTTGCAAGTAAAAAAAGCTCTGGAGATGAAGCTCCTGCACATGTTGAGTTACGAATATTTTTAGGATTTAAACGAGCAGGAGATTCTTCGTTTACGGAAGTACAGATATTTGGTCCAACAGATGCACAAATTAGTGCAAGACCTACAGGCAGAAGAACTTCAAATTTTAGAGGTCGTTTAGGAATGAATACTGGATTTGTTGAAGCAGAAACAAAAGCACCTTTCATTGAAACTTTTACAATTAACATGGAAGAATTTCAACCTTTCTCTGACTTTCAAGTAAAAATAGAAAGAGTAAATCCTACAAATGCACGACATGGAGATTACGATCATACAAATCCTTGTACTTTACAAACAATTGAAGCAATAATAGATGATAAACTTTCATATCCATTATCTGCTTATGGTGCTCTCATTTTTGATGCACAGTCTTTTGGAAAATTGCCTGTTCGTGGTTATCATGTACGAGGACGCTTAATACAAGTTCCTACAAATTATTTTCCTCGAACAGAAGG